TCACAGAACTGCCGGGAGCAATAGCCAGAGCCCCAGCCAGAACGCTTGTCGTCGGCGCGTTCGCCATGCCGGTCTGGAAAACGTAGCAGGTTGCCGTTCCGCCGGGGTTGTGAAACATGATGCCGTGACGGATGACGCTGGTACTGATAAGCACGGTAATCGCCGCCGTCCCGAGGCTAACCCCGGTGAATTTTGGAGATGCCGTGGTCGTAGCGGCTGGCGTGGCGTTCGCAGAGAATTGGTTCGCCGCCGCCAACTGAACGGATATGTTTTGTAGTTGGCTGATTACCTCATCCGCGCCGGCCATTAATGCCTCCCGTCCGGGGCGTATTTGTAGCGGATTTTGCCGATCCGCCAAAAGCTGCCTTGGTCACTCGACGTGACTGTAATCGACATCTGCCTGCCACGGAAGCGAACCGTGATGTACTCCGTGGTCGAATTGACGACGTAGGGGCCATAGGAAATCGGCGTATCGCCGGGGTAGTTGGTTACATTGAACGTCATCTGAATTTGTGCCGATCCCGAGGCACCGTACAGCGCCCAGCGGAAATCCGGTATGATCGTGTCAACAAAGGCGTAATCTTCGCCCTCCGCTATGACGAAATATCCCGTTGTGAATGACGCCGTGATCGGTTGCCCGTCAGCGTCGTTCGTCGTCTCCTGCAAATAGATGATGCCGTTCTGTGTCGCGGCAATCGGATTGCCGAGAATGGTTTGGTCTATCCATGCCGACCTCTGCAACGAACCGTAATCCCATGGCTTGGTCGGATCGGTGACGTTCATCTTGACGTAGGAATCACATTCCCCGCTCACCGATGCCGACGATGGGAACAGCCATCCGATCTCGTTGAATGGCGTGTTAGGCATTGCTCGCACATTCTGCACAAATGACGTATTGATGTTTTGAAACACAAAATCCCAGACCGTACAGGGGATGACCGCCACTCCGTTCGTATCATACGAATAGAAGTTGCTCGCTCCCATCCAGTAGACCGAACCGCGGAACTGTTGCGCGGCGTGAGATGAGATCAGACCCGCTCCGGCCCCGATCTTGTTAAAGCCGAACACAAGCGGGAAGCCCTTGTAGGTCGCCGCCCACAAATCCAGATCGGTCCAGAATAGGTTTTGGTTTGAAACCGCCATGCCGCCACGGATGACTGACCCGATCGGAATGCGGAATGATCCCGCTTGATTTGTCGTCAAGGTTTGAAATTGCGTATAGTCGCCTTGATCCGACCAACGAACCACCATCGGGTCCTGTGACTGACCGATTTTTGCGTTTGCGGTCGATCCCCATGCGAACAGGATTTGCAGCGAATTGGAAACGAAAATTCCGCCGTTGAACGGAGGGGCGGTGTTGACCACGCTCGCAGTGTTAAACCCCCCGGTCGGGTCATATTGATAGATCGCGCCTCCCGTAGGACACGCCAGGACGATCTCGCCCCAATTGTCGCTTGTCCAGTCCGTCGCCGTAATGGGCGATCCGGTCTGGAAGGCAGATGACGATCCGGTGCCATATCCGCCCGCGCCATAGCCTCCGGTACCATATCCCGCGCCGCCAGATGCCGGGCCGATGTTGATGAAATATTGAAAACTGGCGCTGCCATTGTTCATGAACGCCGTGGCGATTGTTGTAGCTTGGGCGTTGGCGTTGATAGTAAAGTTGTTCACATCGACATAGACCGCCGGATAAACGCCAAAGATCGTCACGCCAGCAAGCGAGGTCGTAGCCTGAAACGCCACGTTGATAAACCCAACACTCGAAAGCCCGTGCGACGTGAAATTGACGTTGACTAGGTTCGATGTGGTAGCGGTTTGGAATAACGGGAGAGTACCGGCATTGCTCGTCGTCGTCCCGGCGGGTGCTGCGAGGTTGATCTTATAGCCCGTTCCGCCGATCGTCGTAATCGGATACAGGCCGGAAATGACCGAACTCCCCACCGATACTGGCGTATTAATCATCACAGAATCAAACGAACTCACATTCGTGATGTTTGGATCGGAGATAGTTACCGTTGTCGAATTAGCGATCGTGGAAAAATTCGGCGCCGTGTTGGATATGACCTGTTGCGGCGTGACAGCAACCAATGAGCCGCCAGTGATGACGTTGAGGCTTCCGGTCGTACCAGCCAATAAATGTTTCGCGCCGTTCAAATCCTGCCATGCATGGAAGTCACGCGGCGTACCTGAAATTGAGAACGCATAGAACTTCGACCAACCGCCGATCTTCTGTACGAGGCTGTCACGAAACCGGATCAATTGGCTTGACGATATGCCAGCCTGATTTAGCGTCGGCGTGCGTTCGGTATTTATGCCTGGGATTAGGGTGACGCTGCCATAGGGCATGGGCTACGTCTTTATCAGCGGAAGGGATGAGATTTGCGTCGGTGGGATTACAGGAACCGGAGTGCTTGTGCCGCCTTGCGGGGAACCCGAAAACGATGCCGACAAAACAGTAAACCCAGATATATTCAAAAAGCCGCTGCCTGACGCAACTTGCGTTTGTCCGTTCGTCCAAAGTATCGAGTTGCTTCCCCCATTACCAAACGTCAAGCTGACGGAGCCAGCAGGCGTATAGGGCGGAAGATTTCCCGTTACCAGCGTAGCCGCCGCCGTCCCTCCAGCTGCTCCTAGCGACGATGCGTTGATCCCGCCCAACGCCACTGTGATGCGCGCCGAAGTGGCCCCGGAAGCGGCTTGGATCGTATCGACGCCAATACGCACCCTCGCTCTCTCATCCGGAACCCCGAACGTGGTCAGACCGTTTCCTCCATAGGACGACCCGAGCAACTGAGCCAAGGCGGGATAGACAGACGAAGTATAAATTGATCCGTCCTTGATGAGATACGGACGCACCGTGCAAGCCGTCATCCACGGTGGCAATGTCGTGGTGTTGGTGTGAAGGTCCAGCGCCGCTCCAGGCGTCGGCATGTTGACGTAATCCATATCGGTTCCGTCAAAGAACACATGGATTTTTTGGCCGGGAGGGGCACCGACCGCGTTACCCGTTCCCGATGCTGGCGCGAGCTGAACATACGACGTGCCCGTGCATTGATTGTTGATGATGTAGTATCCCGGCAACGTAAACTGAACGATCGCCGCGCCGCTCTGCGCTCCGGTGAACTTAATCAGCGAATTGACGCTCTGCGAGAGCGTCCCGGGCCAAACACCAGTGGTGGCGGGAACGGTCAGGAGAAGCGTGGTCGCGGACGATAGCGTGATTGTAGTAACGCCGCCAAATAGCGCGTCAATTGTCTGGAAATCGGGATTGAGCGCGGAGGTTCCCCAGGCTCCCGGTAAATCCCCCGTATTCGGTAGGATGAACGATTTGTTCGCGCTAATTGGTTCGGTCATTACAGCATTACCCTCTTTATTTCAACATCCCATTTCTCTATAGTGTCTCGTGACATTGGAGATGCAGCCATTTCTACCGCCAGAAGCATCCCTAGCCTCCTGCTTTCGGCATCGGCATCGCGTTATGGCCTATCAGGCCTTTCTTCTTGTTCTCTTCCGTGATCGCGTCGGCTAGCAAGTCATCTGCATGTGCTTTCCAGCTCATTGCCATCTTGGGGTCATCTGCCATAGAGCCGAAATTTCTTTGGTATCCCGAGGCAAACACCAGCGACCATGCCAGCAGCAAATCAGGGAAGAAAACCGATAGCGGCGATGTCGTTTGGCTCACGTAAAGTGGTGTGAACCGCTGCGTTCCAACTACTTCGATATTATATGTCTGATCGGGCCACGGCCCGACAATAGCCAAGTCTTGGTTCATCATCGCGAAGTAAACCGGGATCGTCGAACCGCTCGAACTAGGCCACAGGGCATCAAGCGTGTCGATCGATGCCGGAATAAGGGAATGCCTTGTTCCGTTCTCTGCATTAGTGATCCCGGCCGGAGTTATGACGTTCATCTGATCCACAACGATGAACGTGCCTAGCGTCGTTGGCAAAGAGAAATTGCGCGTGCTCAAGGTGAACGTGGCGCTCGTATCCCGCACCGTCGAATCCACCAAATCAAGCTTGCGTTGCAGAAACAATTCTGCATCGTCCAGGCAGTTCGGTATCATCGCCTGAAAGCCGGGATCGGTCACCGCCACAATAAGCATGTTGGCAAGTGAAGAGACGTATGTAGAATACGTAAGCGTCATTTATCTTCCCTTATTGACAGAGCCCGGCCTGATAGCCTGTCGGCACCGGGTAGATGAATGATGTCGCGCCGAAATTATAAGTG